GACTTGATCCGCCGGATCATCGGCGATCTTCAAAGCGCGGACTACCCGCCGAATGCAATCCTGCTGAACCCCACCGACTGGGCCGTCATTGAGGCCCTCAAGGACACGCAGGCTCGCTATCTGCTCGGCAATCCGGGTGGGGCAGCTGCGCCTGCAATCTGGGGCATCCCGGTGATCCCGACAAGCGCAGTCACTGCCGACACGTTCCTCGTCGGTGCGCTGGACATGGCCGCCACCATTTTCAATCGGGATGGTGTGGCCGTGGCGCTGTCGGAAGAAGACGCCAGCAACTTCACGACCAACCTCGTCACCATCCGCGCAGAGCGTCGCTTGGCACTCGGTATCGAGCGTCCTGCGGCATTGCGTGGCGGTGATCTGACCCCGGCCTAATCGGCTAACGCAGCGGAGCACATCAATGGAGCGCATCAAGTTCACCTCTACCTGCTACAGCACCCAGTTTGGGACGTTGACCGCGGGTGATCTGCTCACGTGCTCCGCTGCGCATGCCGCGCATTTTGTTGATGAATTGAAAATCGCAGATCGCGTAGCGCTGCCGGTCCCGGCGGACGTTGCGCCACCAGAAGCGCCGGTTCGCCGCCGCAAGCAATCCTGATTGAGGTTCAAATGGACCAGTTCTTCGCAAACGGCCGTCAGGGCCTCGGTACCGGCCTCATCGATCTCGACACGGCCGTCATCCGCGCTGCGCTGCTGCGCGGCTACACCTACAACAGCGCGCACGCGTTCGTCTCTGACGTGACCGGTGCCGGCGGCACGCTGGTCAGCACCGTCAACCTGGCCAGCGTCACGTTCTCGGACGGCGTTCTCGACGCGAACGACGCCACGTTCACCGCCGTGGCTGCCGGCGCGGCTGTGCCAGCGATTCTGCTGTTTCAGGCCAGCGCCGTCACGGGCGGGGTCGATGTTGCAGCCACCGCCCAGCGCCTGCTCGCCATTCTCGACGGTCGATTCCGCTTCATTGTCGCAGCCGCGGCCGCAGGCGCAGCCGTTACTGTCACGGTCGAAGCGCTGCAGCTCGGCATCGCCAATGGTGCGGTCGCGACGCTGATCTCGGGAACCGGCCCCGCCACGATCACGCTGTCCGCCGCCGCATCGGCTGGCGCGCGGTCGCTGACCGTCTCTGCGCTGTCCTCCGGCGTCTCGGCCGACGCCGTGTACGAGGTCGCATACACCGGTAGCAACCTGCCCATCACGCCCAACGGCGGCGACATCGCGGCAGCGTGGAGCAACGGCGCCAACCGCATTTTGAGGATCTGAGGCGATGGCCGACAACGTCATCCTGCCAGGGACCGACGAGCCGGTCGCGACCGACGACATCGGCACGGCTCCGAACAACGCGCACTATCAGCGCGTCAAGCTGAGCGACGGCCTAGCCGACAGCACTGTGCACGCGCGTGTACTGGCGATCAATGCCGATGCCGGCACGGCTGGGCTCGTAGTGCGTAACACGCCACAGGACACGTGGAGTGTGTCGTTCACGCGCGCCAGCGCAGCGGGGCTTAATGCGCCCGGCATGACCCAGCGGCGTCTAGGCACGGGCATGACCGTCACGCAGTCTGCCGGCAATTTGGTCGTCGGCGGCGGCACGACAGCTAACTCCGAATTCCTCGCGCGCTCTGATCGCTCATTCAATGGGGCGCTCATCCACCGGCATCAGTTGATTGCCTCGCAGCGCATTGCCAACACCAACTTCGCGGTGCTGCTGGCGGACATGTTCGCCGAGGGCGCGTCATGCACGATCAACAGCGCCACAAGCATCAGCGTCACCGTGACCGCGCACGGACTGACTGCCGACAACGTGGGCCAGTCAATGTTCGTGGGTGCGATCACTGGCGCAAACGGTGTTCCCGGGCGCTACGCGATTGCCTCAATCCCCAACGTTGACACGATTAACTTCACAGTGGCTGGCTGGCCCGCGTCGGGATCGTGTACGGTTGATCTTTTCGGTTGGAGTTATATCCGATGGCTCTACACGGGCACCACTGCGACGGCCGCGTCGGTTGACGCGCAGCGCTACGGGTACGCATCGGGCGACACCAGCGCGACGATCAATACGACCGCATCGCCCGGACACATGGCGCAGACGCAGATCGACGGTCGGAGCATCTATTTTGGTGATGCGCTAATCGCGTCAGCCACGGCGCCAGCGGTCACGAATCGCGCGCACAGATGGGCGAACATCCCGGATCAAGAAGTCGAGCTGTACGTGTATTTGTGGTGCTTCAACGGCACAGCCAACCCGGCCAGCAACACAAACTGGACCCTGGGGTTTGCCTCCGTCGAAGACACGGTCAACCTGCCGGTGTACCTGGCCGGCGCGCGGCAGATGGGCGCCAGCACGCCGATCCCAGTCGCGCTGACCGTTGCGGGTCCGACTCAACCTGTGTCTGGCACGCTCACCGCCAACATCGGCACTGGTTCGATTGCGGCGGGGACAAACGCCATCGGCGATTTCGGCGTTCAGTACCGCGGCAGCTCGACGGGTGCGGCCACGCCAGTCAATCTCAACTGCCCGGCCACGCCGGCGGCGCAGGCGCTCAAGGGTTCGGCTGGCCGCTTTCTCAAGGTCTACGGCGTCAACGCAAACGCGGCCACTGACCGCTTCCTTAAGGTGTTCAACACTGCGGCCGGTTCCGTCGTCATGGGCACCACGTCGGCAGTGCTTGACATCATGCTGCCGCACAACAGGGCCGTGGTCGACATCTCCATGGGCGAGGGCGGCATTGGGTTCGGCACTGCGATGAGTGTGGCGATCACCGGCGCGCGCGGCCTCACTGACAACACCGGAGTCACGCTCAACGACGTGACCGGCTTTGTGACTTACGCATAGGAGCATCACCATGGCAACCAAACCAGTCACCATCGAAGTCTACGTGCGCGACGACGAGCACGGCACCACCGGCGGCACGCCGTTCGGCATCCTCAACGTCGAGAGCGCGCAAGGCTCGACCGACGACGAGGGCGTCACCGTGGTCATCGGCAACGGCTACCTGCCAAACGTCGCCGTGGTGGCGCCGGCAGACATCAAGGTCACCGTGCATCAGCCGTCGGTGTTCAACCAGCCGGCCGAGCTCGTCAGCCGCGTCGACGACGCCGTCGAAAACACTAGCACGCTGACATTCAATTTGGCGCCGTAACCTATGCTGCTGCTGCTCTTCAATCAGGCAGCGGCAGGCGTTTCCGTCAACCTCGGCGGCGTTGCCGAGCCCGCGCTTGCCGGCGGCGTGGCGGTCACGCCCGGCACCGCCTCGGTGGCGCTGGGTGGTGTTCGCGAGATCGAGCTGGCCGGCGGGCTGGTCGCATCGGTTGCGGGCGTCGCGCTCTCCGTCGGAGGCGTAGCTGAGGCTGACCGCATCGGCGGCCTCGCGGTCGCGCCGGGCGCGGTCATGCTCGAGGTGGGCGGCGCGCGTGAGGTTGAACGTGCGGGCGGACTTGGCATCCAGCCGGGCGCTGCCACCGTTGCGCCGGGCGGGTATGCGGAGTTGCCCGGCATCGGCGGCATTGCCGTCAACGCCGGCGCGGTCACCGTTGCGCTCGGCGGGCTGCGCGAGATCGAGCTGGCCGGCGGCCTGGGTGTTGAGCTGCTTCCGGATGGCGCGGTTCGCCTCGGCGGGGTGCGCGAGATTGAAGGCCCCGGCGGAGTCGCCGTGTTTGCCTACGTGATGCCGCCCGCGGGTGGAGGTGGTCAACCGCGCGCCGAGCTGAGCCGCCGGCCCGCGCAGGCCAACACCGCGCGCCCCGCGCAACGCAACACCCGCCGCTCTTGAGCGGCTGAACATCAAGGACACGCATGGGACTCATCCGCACCGGAAACCCGGCCGCAGAGCCCGTCACGCTGGCAGAGGCCAAGGCGCATCTGCGGGTTGACTCATCCGACGAAGACGCGCTGATCGCCGCCATGATCTCCGCCGCCCGCGAGGCCGCCGAGCACGAGACCGGCCGCACCTTCGTTAGCACGCCGTGGCGACTCACGCTAGATCAGTTTCCCACCAGCATCGCACTGCCCATGCCCCGCGTGACCGCGGTCACGCAGATTCATTACGTGGACGGCGATGGCATCACGCAGGCACTCAACCCGGCCGGCTACCAGCTCATCGCTGACAGCGAGTACGAGGCGTGGATCGAGCCGGCCTACGGCTACAGTTGGCCCTCCGTGCGTGCCCAGGCCGAAGCGGTGCGCGTGACCTACATTGCAGGCTGGTCCAACGCAGCCGCCGTGCCTGCGGCAATCAAGGCGCGGATGCTCCTGGCTATCGGAGACATGTACGCCAACAGAGAGGCCAGCGCAGACAAGCCGGCCATGTCGCACGGGTTTGTCTCTGGCTTGCTCGATCCCTATCGGGTGTGGGGCGTATGAGAGCAGGCAAGCTGGACCAGCGCGTCACCATTGAGCAGCCGGTAGAAGTGCGTGACGCAGACTACGGGACAATGGTCAAAACGTGGTCGCCTGTGGCAACCGTATGGGCAGCGGTAGAGCCGCTGTCAGGCCGCGAATTTTTTCTCAATCAAGAGCAGCAGAGCGAGTTGACTACGCGCATTCGCATCCGCTACAGCAGCCTTGTAGCTGGCATCACCCCAAAGATGCGGATCAATTTCGGCGGCCGAATGCTGCAAATCACCGCTGTCATGAACTTGCTGCAGGCAGACGACGAGCTACAGATTATGTGTGCTGAGTGGCGCACAACATAATGGCAACCAATGGCCGTACAGCTAAACATTAAACTTCAGGGCTTTGATGTTCTGAAGCAACGGCTTTCCGCGCTCCCCGAAAGGCTACGCCGCAACATTATGCGCGGAGGCATGCGGGCGGCGGTTGCTGTCATTCGTGGCGTTGCGCGCAATCTTGCTCCGCTTGGCCGTACCGGAAATCTGCGCCGATCTATACGGGTGAGTACCCGAGCGTTTAGAAACGGCCGGATAGAGGGCACAGTCAAAGCAGGCGGCAAGCTCGCGTACTACGCCAACATCGTCGAGGGCGGCGCAAAGCCACACCAAATCAGCGTCACTCGGGCAGCCAAGGCGCTCAACCTGGGCGGCCGCGTGTTAGTCAAAAAGGTACAGCACCCAGGATTCCAAGGCCGTCGTTTTATGGAGCGCGCGGCCAATCAATCTGAGGCCGCCGCAAGTAATGCGTTTGCCCAATACGTCAACAACCGCGTTGACTTGTTTCTAACTGCGGGCCGAGAACGCTAATGCGCGCAGAACGTGCAATCAAAGCCTTACTCGATGCCGACGGCGCCGTTACCGCCATCGTGGGCAGCGGTGCAGCCGCGCGCATCTACGGCGGCGCCGCGCCGCAAGAGGCTGCGGCACCGCTCATTGTCTACACAAAGCAAAGTGCAGAGCGTGAACCAGTTCTAGATCAGGTAGCAACTCGTCGAGTAGATGGGCTTATTGACGTGCTCATCGTCGCGCGCACTTACACCCAACTAAAGACTCTAAGCGAAGCCGTGCGCGTAGCTCTTAACGGCAAGAAAGGAACCTTTGGCGGAACCACGGTACTTGATATCGTGATCGAGTCAGAAGGAAGCGACCAGTTCGAGCCGCAGCTAGACGAGTTCGGACAGGTTTGGACGTACCGTGTCATGCACACCGAGTAACCGCAACACCAGGAGAAAACATGCCTCGCATCATCGTTAACGGAAGCGTCCCTTCCATCGCCGCGACCTTCCGCACTACTGCCAATATCACTGGCATTAGCAACGCTGCCAACGCAGTCGCTACGCTCGCCGCCGGCCACGGAACCGCGATCGGCGATTTTGTGGAGATCCTTAGCTCCGGCTGGAGTCGTCTGGTCGGCCGCGTTTTTAGGGTCAGCGCAGTAGCGACTAATGACGTTACGCTTGAGGGCTGCGACACTAGCAACACAACCACGTTTCCAGCAGGACAGGGCGCCGGCACGCTGCGCGCCGTTCTTACTTGGACCGATCTTCAGCAGATTAACGAGCTCAGTGTGACCGGCGGGGAGCAACAATTCCAAGATGGGCAGTACATTGATAACCCCCTGCAATTTCGCTTCCCGACAAACCAAACGCCCATTGATGTGAGCTTCACTGTAGACGACGACCAGTCAA